TTCGGACCAGATGTATACGTTACCTGAACTATCGTTTACACCAGCTTGCGTGTACTTGCCGATAGTCAAGCCTTCGGAGCGCACACGCTTGATGCACTCCACCAGTCGGTCAAGGTCTGCACCTTGGAATTTATCAAAGAGAGATTGTTCAGTGTAGTGGGTCATGATGAGATAGCTTTCTAAGGGTTAAAGGGTTATGCTGCTTTAGCTTGCAATGTCTGTGCCAACTTGAGCCACTGTGCATAAGTCAAGGGCTTTACCTTGATTTTCAAGAGTTTAGCAGAGTAGAGGAAGTATGTATTGGATTGTGACATGATATAGAGCCTTTACGGTTGGTTGTTGATGCAATGAATAGAGCAAGCGCCGTGCCAGGTTTACGAAACCCGCACCTAACAGGCTAAAACCTAGGGTAAACCCCTACAAATACGGGCATTGTAGGGTGTTTACTGTATAGATGGCGCAGGTTGCAGCATGGCATGATAGTTGCTATGTGACATTGTTGTCAGACAATATTGTCAGCTACTAAGACAATGTTGTCATTGTTGCATTGCCTGCAATGCTGTTGTAAATAAACAACAGTGTAGGCTTGGTAGCGTTACTGACTATGCAGTCATTAGCGTGCAGCATAGCCCTACACACTGCACAGCACAGGCTGCACAGACAGCACAGGCTGCACTGTCGCTGTGACGACAGCATAGGTCGCAGGCAGGACAGCATAGGCTGTACAGTCAGCATAGGGGGGGGGTGGTAAGGATGATGCTGTTGAATTTTGCTGAAGCCGCATAGCCATACGAAAAAGACTGCACAGGCTTTATCATTGCACAGGCTGCACAGAACAGAAAAGTCAAGACCGTCTGTCGGATAATTGGCTTTATTATGTTAAGTTGCCTATAGCCCAGGTGGTGTTGTTTAAATACAACAACACAGCTAGGGCCAGCATAAACACACAAAAGAGTGCTATCAATATGTTAAATAACTAAAAGTAATATAAAACAAACAAAGAACACCTAAAAGGCTCTTAAGAGTGTTCTTAATCGATAGTGATGTTAGTGACTACTGACGTAGATTCTAAACACTCTATAGGAGCTTCTATATAGCCTGTGCTAAGTAGAGTGTTGTTAAAATACAACAACTTAGGTAAAGAAAAGACTTGACATTGATTTGTGTTTTTGGTATAATACCTACTTAGTGGTTTTTAATCTTAAACTAAGACTAAATAATCTAAGGGCTATAAAGGCTTTATAGTCTATAAAGGAAAATTACGTCCAGTGTTTAGTAGCCGTGCTGAAGCTAAAGAAGCTGGTGAGTTGTACTACTTCACTGGACATCCTTGTAAGCACGGGCATGTTGATAAAAGATTTGTCTCAACCTGTTCTTGTTCTGAGTGTGTTAGAATACAAGCAAGAAAAAATCACTCTCAAAATATAGAAAAAAGCAGAGCTAGAAAACTTAGGTGGCAAAAGAATAATCCAGGGAAGTCTAACGCAAACAATAGACTACAGCAGCTTAAAAAGCTAAATAGAACACCTAGCTGGCTGTCAAAAGAGGATAAGGTATTTATTCGCTGTTACTACCAGCTCGCAGCAATGCGCAGTAGAGAGTCAGGAGAAGCGTGGCACGTAGATCATATTGTGCCTTTGAGTGGAGATAACGTAAGCGGTCTTCATGTTCCTTGGAATCTTCGTGTTATTCCTGCGATAGTTAACCTTCAAAAGAGTAATACATTTGACTGAAGTAAAAGTACCTGCTCGTAAGGGGCGTCCACCTAAAGCAGCCATTGAAGCTAAGAAGCATCGTGGCGCTGTAGGCCGTCCTGCAGGTGATGCTGCCCGTATTCAGGAGTTCAAGGCTAGGTTGCTTGGTACAACTGGCGAAAAGGTAATTAACAAGATTATCCAGATTGGCATGGAAGACGGTCATGCTGGTCAAATGGCTGCGTTGAAGATGATGATTGATAGGGTGTTGCCAATTTCTGCTTTTGAAGAGGCTAAAGAAAAAGGAATGACACCTACTGTAACGATTAACGTAACCGGTCTGACTAAGCCAACAATAGAGCTGGCTCAGGACGTAACGGATATTGACTAACCCGAAAGGGCTTTCAGCACGTCACAGGTGCGTGTGGTCAGACACCTGTTTTATCCTTTGAAAGGGATTGTATGGAAAAGAAATGTACGAAGTGTGGTGAGTTAAAGGCATTGACTGAGTTTCATCTTAGTAAGCCATCAAAGGACGGAAGACACACTCAATGTAAGATTTGTATTAGTGAGAATAGAAAGTTATTTTACAAAAACAACCGTCAAAAAATCATTGATAGAACTGCTGACTACTATCTAAAAAACAAAGAAGTTAGAAATGAGCAGTCTAGGTCTTATTACCATACAAATAAAGAAGCCTGCAAAGATCTACTGAAAGAGTGGCATAAAAGAAACCCAGGTGTTAGAAACTCCTATACAGCTAAAAGAAAAGCTGCAAAACTAAAAGCAACTCCAGATTGGCTCACTAAAGAGGAAAGAGAACAGATAAGATGCTATTATTCTCTATCTGCAATGCGCAATCGGAATGATGATAAAGCGTGGCATGTAGATCATATTGTGCCTCTTCGCGGTAAACAGGTTTGTGGTTTGCATGTTCCTTGGAATCTTAGAGTGATACCTGCAATAGAAAACATTAAAAAAGGTAATAAGTTTGGCTGAGTTAAACCTGCAACTGTTGCCTTGGCAAGAGGAGGTCTTTCAAGACCCTCACCGCTTTAAAGTAATTGCTGCTGGACGGCGTTGTGGTAAGTCTAGACTGGCTGCAGTGACTTTGTTAATTAAGGCGTTGGAGGCCCCTGAAGGATCGGCAGTGATTTATATCGCCCCAACTTTAGGCCAAGCCCGTCAAATTGCATGGGATTTGTTATTGGACATTGGTCGGCCTGTTGTTAAGTCAGCACATATTAACAACACTGACATTACTTTGATAAACGGACGAAAGATTCACGTAAGAGGTGCAGATAATCCTGACACCCTACGGGGTTTGGCTTTGTACTACGCAGTCTTGGATGAGTTTGCGTTTACGAAGCCTGACACATGGAGTAAGATTGTACGGGCATCGTTGTCAGACCATAAGGGGTCTGCCATGTTTATATCTACACCAGATAAGCGAAACCACTTCTACGATATGTATAAGTTGGGCGCTAGTGGGGAAGATGATGAATGGAAAGCGTGGCACTTTACTACAAAAGACAATCCCCTTATAGACCCCAAAGAAGTAGAGGCTGCAAAGCGTACTTTAAGTACGTTTGCATTCAAGCAGGAATATGAGGCTAGTTTCGATAACGCAGGCTCTGACATCTTTAAGCCTGAGTGGTGGAAAGAGAAGGAAGAGCCTAAGACGGGTGACTACATAGTTGCTATCGACCTTGCAGGTTTCTCTGAGGTTGAAGCCTCTAACGCCTCTGCAGCTAAGAAGCGTCTGGACGAGACAGCCATTGCCGTTGTTAAGGTTGAGGATGACGGTAAGTGGTGGGTTGACGACATCATCCATTTCCGTAAGAGTGTTGATGCTACAGCCGCAGAGATCTTCAGGGTCATTGCAGAGTATAAACCTCGGATGATAGGGATAGAGAAGGGAATAGCTCGTAACGCTGTCCTAGGGCCTCTAGAGAGCTTGATGAGGCAGTATAACAAGTGGTGCCACATAGAGCAGCTTACTCACGGCAACAAAGCCAAGATTGACAGGGTTGTGTGGGCTTTGCAGGGACGTATGGAGCATGGGCGGGTTACCTTCAATAAAGAGAAGGATTGGTCAGAGTTTATGGATCAGCTTTGGATGTTTCCAACAGCGGGTGTTCACGATGATTGCGTGGACGCTCTGGCCTACATTGAACAGCTTGAAAAGAATGCTTATGTCTCTGACTATGAAGATGAAGAGTACGAACCAATGGATGCCATAGCGGGCATATAAGGACTATTATGAGTGTTGTTGGTGGACTATTTAGCGATGTCTTCAAAAGTCAGGGAATGGTTGTCCCTGGTTCTGAAGGATCTATCGACTGGAGCAAGGCAGGTGGAAACCCTGCTGACCTCAACTGGGCAGCTATAAAGCCCTTTGAAGTCATTGGGCCTATGTCTTGGGCGCAGACTAACAAGGACGCTACAGCCCCTGAAGAGGCTAAGGCTAAGCTAGACAGCATAGACTCTACAGACACCCGTAGTGAGTATCAGAAGTGGCTTGACACTACTCGTGTAGAAGCTATGGGCAGTGATGGTGCAGGTAACCGGAAACAGGAGCCTGGATGGTATGAAACCACGACACCTGAGCAACGTGCACAGTTTTTCCAAGAACATCCAATGATGGCTGAAGTTAGTCGTCAAGGCATGGAGTTGTGGCGTGACCGTGATCCTATGGGAATTTCTTCACTGCAGGAAAAGTATTCTCCTGGTCTTTTGTCGGGATACCTTCAAGAGACTACTGGAATTGCTCCTTCGATGCTTCAGAACATGGTTCAACAATATTCCATGTACAACAACCCAGCCGCTACAGGGCCTGGAAACAGCTTTGAGACATACGCGCCTTCTCCTAATGCAGGGATGTCTGTAGCTGACCAATATGCTTCTTATGGTGCTGGAAGTGCTCCGCAAAGTAGTGGTAGTGATTATGGATCAGGTGGAGCAGCCTCCTCCAATGAAGGTATGTCCAATGGCTCTGACGGCGGTTATTGGTAAGGAATAAAATGGAAGAACTAAACGAAAAAACATTCCCTG